ATGCCAAGTATTTAAAGATGCTTGTCAACATTAAACTTAAACACACCAAATACCAATCAGACTACAACATGCTTCGGAAAAATAAATTCCGATTGTATCGTGGTGAACTATCTCGTGATGAATTAACTGCTCTTGCTTGGGAACAATGGCAAGGTGTTAAGCCATTGAAGAATGAGATGGATGAATTCCTCTCAGGTGATACCGAACTAAATACATTAAGAGTCAAGATTGATTATCTTGAGACAATGATATATTTTCTTGAATCCGTTCTTGGCCAAATCAAAGCCAGAGACTGGCAGATTAAAACTGCAGTTGAATGGAAGAAATTCTTAGCTGGTATGTAATGATAAAAATTGAGAAGTTAGACGAAGTTTATGTTAGAGTTTTTAGCGATGGTTCTATTGAACAAGAACTCGCTGACTTCTTTACGTATGAATATCCAGGCGCAAGATTTACTCCACAATTCAGAGCAAGACTCTGGGATGGTAAAGTTCGTCTGTACGATCAGGTTAGAAAGACACTCTACGTAGGATTAGTTTCTTATGTTGAAGAGTTTGCCACTCGCAATGGGTATGGCATTGAATACGTAACTCCTGTATTCCATCAAAATAATATCACACATCAGATTGTAGAAGACTATGCCAAGTCACTCAATCCTCATGGTCGTGGTAAACCAATCGAAATCCGAGACTATCAAGTTGAAGCAGTAAAGACTGCTCTCGATAAAGAGCGCACACTGCTATTATCTCCCACAGCGTCAGGAAAGTCATTTATAATTTACACATCAATGCGTTGGCATATTGCACATGATCGTAAATGTATCATTATAGTTCCAACAACATCTCTTGTCGAACAGCTGTTCACTGATTTCGAAGACTACTCCTCTGCCAATGGTTTTAATGTTGATGGATCCTGTCAAAAATTATATGCAGGATTTACTAAAGAGTTTACCAAAGATGTTCTAATTACAACATGGCAGTCTGTATATCTACAACCTAAATCTTGGTTTGCTCAGTTCAATGTAATTTTTGGAGATGAAGCACATCAGTTCAAAGCAAAGTCCCTAACAACAGTTATGGAAAAGATGGATAAGATTCGTTATCGTATTGGCACAACTGGTACGTTAGATAATAAAAAGGTTCATCGTTTAGTTCTTGAAGGTATGTTTGGTCCAGTGCATAAGGTTACCACAACCAAAGCGTTGATGGACTCAGGAAGACTTACTACCCTAAATATAATGTCTATCATTCTTAAATACAATGAAGACATACGTAAAGAACGTAAGAACAAAACTTACCAAGAAGAGATGGATTGGTTAGTCGCCAATGAAAAGCGTAATAAATTTATACGCAATCTAGCAATAAAATCTAGTGGTAATACTTTGGTCTTATTCCAGTATGTTGAAAAACATGGAAAGATATTGTATGAACTCATTAAAGAAAAGGCGCACTCTGAGAGAAAAATATTTTTCGTCTACGGGGGTACTGACACCACTGATCGTGAAGCCATTAGGCATATCACCGAGGGAGAGTCGGATGCTATCATTATTGCATCGTATGGAACTTTTTCCACTGGTATTAATATACCTTCGCTTGAAAATGTTATTTTTGCGTCGCCGACAAAAAGTAAAATCCGCAACTTACAATCTATAGGTCGTGGTTTAAGATTGAAAAATGGTAAGACGCAATGTAATCTGTTTGATCTTGCCGATGATTTGCACTGGAAGTCATGGAAGAATCATACATTAAATCATGCATCTGAAAGATATAAAATTTATGCTGAAGAAGAATTTAAAGTTAAAATAATAGAGGTGGATCTATGTTAGATGACAACGAGTTCTATATTGTAATGAAACTTACATCAGGTGAGCAAGTGATGGCTGTGCTCAAAGAAGAAGATGAGGAACATGTTCTGCTTGACTTTCCATTATGTATTAGAACGATTCCTATTTTAGAGGCAGGTCGTGAGCATATAACTGCTCATCCTTTATGTCAATTCTCCGAGGATAGAACTTTTGTAATCTCCAAGCGAGACATTATGTTTGTGAAGAAGTTGCATCATGCATTCATTCCTCATTATCAACGTATTGTTGCAGAGCATGAAAAAGTTTCTTTTATCTCTAAAGATAAAACAGAAGAGTTACTCTGGGAAGATGATGTAGATCAGGAAGAAGCAAAGAGAAGAATCTTAATTCTTGAGGAGTTAGCGAAAACTCCAAAGGATGAAAGAGAAGAAGAAAGATACAGAGTCTTTATCGAAGGTAATGATACAGTTAACTAGGAGTAACGATCAACCCTAACATAGTGATTATGTCTCAAGTCAATTAAAAAGGCAAATGTATTTTATCTACAATTTGCAATTAAATAAGATTTGTCTTTTCGTTATGTTTGATGTATACTTATGAATAAATTGAATTAAATGAGGAACGAGTATGTATGGCACACTATGTAAATAACGCTGACTTTCTTGCAGCTATCGTAGAGATGCGAGCCAAGAAAAAAGAAGCTGAAGAAAAAAGTTTACCCAAGCCAATCGTTAGCAACTATATTGGCGAATGTATTCTAAAGATAGCAAACCATCTTTCCTATAAACCCAACTTTATCAATTATTCATACCGTGAGGAAATGATTTCCGATGGCATTGAAAACTGTCTTCAGTATATTGATAACTTTGATCCCACCAAGTCTAATAATCCATTTGCGTATTTTACGCAGATTATATACTATGCATTTCTGCGAAGGATTGCCAAGGAAAAGAAACAAAGTTATATTAAAGGTAAATTAATTCAAGATATGCCATTTGAGATGTTTGAAGTTCAGGATGGTGATGATAAAGACTATCATAATGCCTACATGGATTTTGTTCAGAACAATAGTACCTTTGACGATTCTTGGATGGATCGCAAAAAAGAAAAGGCAGCAAAGAAAAAGATGGACAATACATTAAATAGTTTTTTGGATGATGAAAATGACACAGGACTTACAAAAGTGGATTCGTGAGTTAACAGTAGGACATAATATAGTAAGAAGATCTTTTCCTGCTCTGGCTAGGGCTACAAAAAGTAAGGCTAGAAAAAGAGGTAAGAGACTTCTTAGAAAATATACATGGGATGCGTTTGATAACCAATTTGATTTGAATGAGATTATGAGCAATAATGAAAAAATATTTTTAGGTGTTTCTGATTTCGAAGACTTAGTCACAGTCGAAATTATGAAGCGTCGTGTTGATGCAAAACTATCAACAGTACAACGTGAGACAACTGTTCTTTGCGATCGTCAACGATGGTCCAAGTGGGCAGAAGAACAATACAAAGATTGTTTGTTCGTTCAAAGTAATTCTTCAACTGGATTTATTATTGAAGAAGGTACTAACAACTTCATTAAGTTTGATGTAAACTCCAACTCGACCACTGTTCGTGCATTCGGTGATGCTGAATTTGCAGAAGACATGGTTGATATTGTTGAGTCTAACTTTGATGTTGTGACATCTTATATCGAATGGATCTATAGTTCTGATGGTGGTTCTGTAAATGTTCCATTGAATCGTGATCGTCTTCCAACTGAAGAAATGTATCCATTCCTTAATGGCGAATCCCTTGGTGATTACTACGATCGTTACATGGAATCTTCTGCCAACATTCTCCTACTAATTGGACCTCCAGGAACTGGTAAGACTACATTCATTCGTGGTCTGCTTGCTCATCGCAACTGCTCTGCAATCGTAACATACGATGCTGGCATTCTTGAGAAAGATGGGTTCTTCGCAAAGTTCATTGAGGACGATGCAGAAGTTATGGTTCTTGAAGACAGCGATGCCTTCTTGAAATCTCGTAGCGATGGCAATACAATGATGCATCGTTTCTTGAATGTGGGTGATGGTCTTGTAACAACCAAAGGTAAGAAGATGATCTTCTCTACCAATCTTCCAAGCATTCGTGACATTGACTCTGCTCTTATTCGTCCAGGTCGTTGTTTTGATATTGTTACATTCGATGTTCTTAGCGCTGATGCTGCTAAGTCTCTTGCAAAGAAATTGAAAGTTAAATTACCAGAAGTGAAAGATACTTACTCTATTGCAGAAGTGTTTAATCAACAATCTGATAATACCAAAAAATCTAGCACAAATAGAAAGGTAGGTTTTCTTTGAAGGTAGCCATTATTACTGACCAACACTTCGGTGCTCGTAATGATAGTATTACCTTTCTAGACTTCTTCGAAAAATTCTATGACAATACTTTCTTTCCTGCTCTCGATGCAAA